CTCTCTGTCCAGCGTTAATACTCCGCCGGCAGATACCGTGTATTCCCCTAAATACCCGCCGTCTCCCACAACAGAAACTTCCATGCTGGCATATTCGGTTAGCCCTGAAACTGTACCAAAGCTTTTATACCAGGATGAATAAGTATTGACTGTCGGGGTAGTCAATACGCTAACCTTGACGGTTGTGGTATTGGTATAAGAGGTTATCTCAAAAATACCCTTCTCTAATCCGGTTGCCGTTTTATAATGTATCTGCCGGCCAACATCAGCCGAAGAGAAATTAGCTGCGCTTGAAGTGATCGTGTCCGTGCCATTAAAGGTAATTGTTGAGCTGTACAGGTTTTTATAGAGCATAGAGTTATCCAGGTAGATGCAGTCTTTCATAAGCTCGGCTACATATCTCCAATAGGCTTCTTTGTCCAAGCTTTCGCCTTCCTCGTCGCTGAAAAACTCCTCTTTCTGGGGAAATTCAACCTCGCTGGCTAACCTCTCAATAAAAACTCCGTTATCACGTTCAACAAGGATAAATAAATCATCTTGCTCGGAATTCGGGTTATACATCTTGCCTATATCTAAAACTGTCCCGTCTGTAGGCAGCTCAGTCCAGCCGACTATTTTTTCAGACTGATTAAAATTAAGAGCAAGCAAAACTCCATCTGCGCGAAGACAGAAAATAAAATCATTGCGGTTTTTAAGGTAAACGAGCTTGCTTATCCCTCCCTTAGTAATATCGAAAGAGGCAAAGTTAGTGTCCTCTGACTTAAAGCTTTCGGTAAGCAGATCATAAGAAAAATAATTAATGTTGCGCTTGAGGGAGTTTATATAAAATAAGAAGACATCTTTTTTAACCGGCTGCGTTCCTTCGGCCCCATCGGTATTGGTGATTGTGGCTTCAACTGTGGTAGGGGTGATTGGATCGTCCACTGTACCGCCGTTTACCGCTACAAGTGCCTGCGAAGAGCCTAAAATAAGGCTATTTGAGCCCCCCATAATCCATTTGATGCCTTCCGTAAGGTCTGCAACGCAGAAGATTACCGCATCATCATCCTGAATATCGCTGGCGGGGACGGTAAAATCGTCATAAGAACCGGCCACACTGCCATAAACATAGGTCTTTTTTAAGCTTGGGCCACCATACCAAAGGCGCCCTTTAAAAAAGCGCACACAGGCAGGCCAACCTACTGAACCGCTTGCGGGGTTATCGAAGGGGTCAGCTGTCCGGGTAAAAGTTGCTAAGGTAAAACTGCTTGCGCTTGTTCTGGTAAGTTGATACGGGGCGTAATTGTTATGAACCAAATACATTACATCGGCGTTTTGATCATAAGAAAGCTCCTTTGCGTCCGCAAGAGTATAAGGAGAGGATACGTCTAAGTCTGCGCCTCCGGATTGAACAAGTCCTATCTCTCCGCTGGCGTTATAACTTAAAAACTTCATGTGGCCGTTATAGACTAAAGCAATATAATCCTGAATATCAGAAAACTTAAACTCTACAAAACGGCAGTCCTGAAATTTAAGGATATTCTCAAAGCCGGGACGATAGAAAGCGTTACCTTTAAAATTGGAAAAGAAGTTTTTAAATATATCGCTTCCGGTTGAATAGATAGGTAGGTCATACCTGCCGTTTAAATCGTGGTCTAATTTTCCCCGGGAGAAATTATTAAAAGGAGTGGATATTTTGGCGGCTTCACAGTTACTAAATAATAGCCCGATAGATAATAAGATTGTAAGAATGACTTTTCTCATTTTCCTGCCCTCTTTGGTTGAACAGTTCCGCATATCGAGCACACCCAGCCGTGTTTAGTCTTTGTTTGCGCAGTGCATATACCACAAGTAACGCATCTCTTGTTACCCCTTCTCTTTCTCATTTCTTGTTGTAGAGAGAAGGATTATCAGCTCCAAGCTTCGCCAGCTTAAATTTAGATACATTCTTTCTAACCGGCGTATTCTCCTGGCCGTTTAAGGCTGAAGCCATAAGTTGATCTATTTTAATTAAAGCATTCATAGCAGTTAAGAGCTGCGGATTTTGAGTAATCTGCAATGAAATCTTATCTGCCATCTCGGAAACTAAGGTCATAATAAATTCTATGGTAAACTTAGTCACATCAGTTTCGTCCTTGACATATCTTAGATTCATACCGTCTGCATATTCCTCGTCGGTAAGTATCTGACCATTTTCTACGGAATAGTTATTCTCTTTATCCTGGACATCTCCTATCCCCAAGACTTTAAGGCAATCAACAGGTTCTTGATAAGCGTAAGCATAACCAAAGGCCGGGGCGGTGCTTAACATCGCCACAACTTTACGTCCAAGAGCAAAATTAGGCATAAGTTTTTTTAATACTATCTGCCGGCAAGGGTCATACCAAATAGCGAAAATCCTGTCTTCAGGTGTTTTAGGGTCACTAATGCTGCTGACAGTATTTTTGTTTCCTAACCTGCTTAAAGTCATGTTGCATATTTGCTCTGGGACGTTCATTTTTCCCTCTCTTTTATTTAGGGGCGGGAGAGTAGGAGCCGGAAAACCCCTACTCCCCCTGGCCTAAGCTTAGGCTAACCTTTTTACGTGTAGCAGCAATGCTATCCTGCTATGAATATCCAAAGAGGCACTGTCCCGGATGCTGAAGGAGTAGCATTCAGCGTAACGGCCAGGTCAACACCGCCAGCATATTCCTGATCATTGTTCTTGACGAGATGCTCGCCAATGGACTTATACGCATTAGCTCCGATAAGCTCTCCCACGGCTTGTCCCGCATGCGGATCAAGGCCGTCAACCAAGATGTCCTTATCAATTACCGCGCCGACGTTTGACTTATAAAAACCAAAGTCAATATCGGTTAAACCTGCGATAGCATCCCCGGTTTTAGGAACGAATATACCTAAAATCCTGTTAGCTAAGGACAGGCCTTTAGCGATGCGAATAATATCTCCGGTAGCAGTAGTCCCGTTAACAATGTTTAAAGTAGCTTTAATTACTCTAAACTTAACGCCGGTAGAAAACAACGCTACCGAGTTTTTAAACGCCTGCTCAACTGTCTGTCTCTCTGCCATTTCTTACCTCCTGATTTGGCCGAGGATGCGGTTTTTACCCACACCCCCGGCTGTTTTTAATAATATATTTCCTGTCACAACCTTATATCGTGGTCGTAACCTTAATTACTCTTGCACCCTCAACCCTCATTGCGTTAATCCAATAATCGATGGTGATGTCATTGGAATTAACTTTGTTCGGGTTTTTATCAACCGACAGATCCCCCAACTCAAGGGAGATTGCGACTGATTTCGGGCAAAGCACGAGGTTCGTCCTTACCGTGCTGGCTTCTTCCAGGATAGGATCAGTAACCGTGATAACGCTGTCCGTTCCCGCGAAGGTTACAACCTTTAACCCTTCGACGGCCTGCAACTTACCAACAGTCACCGGCTTGTCGTCGACATAAAGGCTGTTGACGAAAGTATCGTCAGCCATTAACGCCGCATGCTCTTTACCAGTCATGCAGAATACCGCTCCCCTGCGCACGTCCTCAGGCACATCATTATTGATGAACGTCTGGATAACGCTATCAACAGAAGCGGAAGTTAAACCTCCGGTTGCCGCGACGGTAATAACGCCATCGGTTGCCGCGGATATTGAGGAAGGAGTAGCGTCCGGGGCACCGACTAAAACAGCTCCGCCGGCAGCGGCCGCAATGATTCTGTCCTTTAACCTCTGTACAGCATTGTCTAACTCGACGAGGATGGGGCTGGTAGGATCGGCAATAAGCTCATTGATGTCATAAAGCTTATCGATGGTGATGGTTTTGGTAAACCGTCTCTTTGTAAGCTGACGATTATCCAAATCGTAATCGCCGTATACCTTATCAGGGTTACGGGTAGAAACCTCACTTAACTCAATCTTGCCGATACGGCCAAGATTGTTTGTTTTACCTTTTGAGGGCAGATAAACCAAAACACCTGCGCCTTCAAGCAGGGATTTCCTTTGCTGCACCAAGGAAAGAAAGTTGTCCTGGAACAACTGCTTTTGCCCTTGGCTAAGACTCGGACTATACGTTCCGCTCATCTTGTTACCTCCCGTTTAAGTGGTTTAACTACTATTAACCTGGCCGAAAAGTGTCCGCTTACGCGGGTTCTCTTGATATTCTTAGGTGAATATCCAAGACCTTTCGCTCCGGGCTTCTTAAGCAGAAGGTGTCCGAGCATTACAAAATTTATTTGCGGGAGATGGATTTGAACCATCGCTCTCCTGCGTATGAAGCAGGCGTGTTACCGGGCTACACCACCCCGCGAATTTTCAAGCTACTTATGAGCAGTAGCGCAAATTTCTTCTTCTCTTGTAAGGTAATGGTTCTCAGGATAATCTAATGCCGTGTTTAACATTAACTTTGCGTGCGGCAATATAATTATCTCATCCCCTTTTCTAACGCCTTTTACCTTTGGCCCAACAGCCCTTACAATGCTTTTGGCCAAAGCGGTGTTTGTCTTTGCCCCGTCGGATAATACAATTCCTGAAGCCGGGACGATTGTAACCGCCTCAAATAGCACCCAATCAGACTTAGGTTTTATCTTCTTCATTTCTTGCCTCCGATTACCAACTCATAGGCCTGATCATGGGTTACATTAGCCGGGAGCTTGATCTTCTTCGCCTTGGCTATTTTCTTTAACTCCGGCAGAGTAAACGTCTTGTCCGCCTTGACTGAAGTGTCTTCCTGGGCCTCAGCAAGCACCTCTTCATTACTTTTTTGTTTCTCCGGGCCGGCTACCTTATCATCATTGGCAACAATTAAATCAGGCAGCTCAGCGTAATTATAACCCTTGCTCTCCGGATTAACTTCCTTACCGAGAAGGAGCGCATATTCAACGTATGCTTTTTCCCGGGCCGAACGAATATCGGTCTTTTTATATTCAGGAATTTTCTTTAGATTCTTCCATACAGCTAATTCCTGTAGCTCTTCCCAGCTGAGCTCTTTCACGTTCTTACCCACAATACCCGGCTTGCCGGCAACCTGCTCAACCTTATCAATGTAGCAATTCCTTAAGAGGTCAAACCTCTTGGGAAATTTCTCATTTTTGGAAATCCATATCTGTATCAACCGCCACATAACCGCCTGCTGAATGCGCTCATTCTCTATATCAGGAATAATCCCGGTTATGTTTTCAAAATCAACGATCTCTTTACCGCCTTTACCTGCTCCGCTGTAGTACGCCCCGCTAACTGTAATTTTTAACATTTGCCCCCTCCTTATTCGTTGGTCTTGTATAGAGCGTTTAACTCATCAACAAGCTTCTTTTTATCTGCGGCTGTATGCGGTTTACCAGATAAATCTGCTATCTGTTTACGCAACTCACCAGCCCTCTTTGAAATATCCCCTTTACCTGACCCGCCTTCTCCTCCGCCTTCTCCGGCGATATATCCTTCTTTGACGCCAAACTTCGACATTACGGAATGCGCTAAACGATAGAACACGCCAAGCGCATCATTAGGAAGTTTGGTATCAATAAATTTCTGATCCTCTTCGCTCAATAATTCCTTGGTAAAATTAACAACTCCGCCGGCAACCTTCTTATAATCTGCGCCGTCCTTGCCAAAAGACTCTTTAAGCATGCCGTCTATTCCGTCTTTTGAGAACCTTTTAGCCATTACCTTTTGCTCAATCGCAGCATATCCAGCAATAATTTTGCTTGCTAACGGTTTCGGTAGGCCACCACTAAATAACAACTGAGAAATTTCTCCGGCGCTTTCTTTATCTAAATCCTTAGGAAGTAATGCAGCATAATCTTCTAACTTCGCATCCCCTCTAAGTTGAGCCAAGTAAGCCTCAATGTCCTTCGGATCGCCTTTCTCAAAGTCCGGGACGACTGTTTTCTTACCAATTAAAACATCCTGGCTATCAACAAGCTTAAATAATTCTTCCTGCGTTTTAACCTTCTTGGCCCAGCCTTTTTCTTTATAGGCTTCAGGAACGCTAAACTGCTGATCACCCTTACCATCACCAGTACCGTCACCAGAGCCTTTGCCGTCGCCTGTACCCGTTCCTTTTCCATCACCTGTCCCATCCCCAGCACCAGTTCCCTTACCATCACCAGAACCGTCGCCAGCTCCATCGCCTCCGGCACCGAGTTGCCCTCTTTGATTGCCAAGGCCTATAGTATTTAAGAACCCCAGAAGAATGAAATGCAATAAAACTCCTAATATCCCTAACCCAATTTGCCCCATTACTGCCCCCTTTCTATTGTTAATAAAACTTCCGGTTCCAACAACTCCTTGAAAAACTGTAAATAGAAATCACGCCGCGCTTTCTCAGCTGCCATTAAAGCCGTACTGCCGTACACCACCGGGTCTCTCTTGTTAACATCTAACCCGATAAACGCCCGCTTGGCCCAATACTTACCGTCCTTGGTAGAGAAAAGCCTGTTAGCGCATTTCTTTAAATCCTCAAACTCTTCTTTAAACTTCTTTTCTAATTCCCGCTTCTTTGTTTCTATATCAAGCAATTTATCAGCGGTATTTTTAATCTTTTCCATTAACCTGCTCCTTCCGTTGTTTGCTTAGCCGTTGCTTCGTCTTTCTTCGCCCCTGAAATATTCCTCTGTATCTGTGAACCTGCCTGAGCCGCTTGCAGCTGTAACATCTGGGCTTGCATTTGAGCCTTAGCCTGAATTTTAGCCTTAAACTCGTCGGCGGTAAGCATAAAGGTTGTTTGAATACATAAGCAAGACTTGAAATCTGCTAAGAATTTATACCAATCAACAGCCTCAATAATGTCCGGGAATATAGCGGCTAAGGCTGTGATAACATTAAGTATTTTAAGTAACGCCTCAAGCTTTTCGGTATTGCTTAACTTATCCAGGGCGTTATTCCATTTAATCTGATACCACGGCTTGCCTTCTAACCGGGCCTTTAATACTGACTCAGGGATGATCCTTTCCTGTTTTCCGTTCTGTATTAAAGCGTTGGCAATATCCTTAAACAGTTTTTTATTTATTTCACCTGTACCGTCTCCATCCTCGATAGAAACGCAACGATGGACGATAGGGTTCATGCACTCATCCCTCTGCTGTTGAAGCATACCGGATAAAGACCTGTCCCTGATCACTGCGCGCTGTAACATTTCTGTAGCGGTCTTTGAGGATTTATCGTTGAAGTCTAAAAGAATGTCAATCTTAAAGGCTGTGGTTATCTTTTCGTTAAGATAGGGAATGAGAAACTTAATGATATTTGAGGGGTCTCCAATATCGTGCAACTGGAATACCGGCTGTCCACCCTTATCGCTTTGAAATGCCGGGTTAAAAATAGTCAAGCCCTCTGCGGAAGAGTCTAAAACCTTATCCCCTAAGATTGCGTCTCCCCACATCCCAAGAGCCGGGGCTGCTTGTTTCTCCAAGATTTCAAAGACCTTGCCGACAATATAATTTACTCCCCGGATAGCACTAAAGAGCATCGTACCGCCTGCGCGGCCGTAGACATCGCCTCTAATCTTAATTGCCCTGCATACACCAATAGGGAGCTTTACATAATCTTCCTCAAAGAACGGTTTATCTGCTCCATCCTCTAAGAACCATATCCCGCGGTATCTGGCGCCACGCTTACCCATTAACTTAGGGTCATAATCTTCTCTTGGGATAATGCCGTGGACAATATCAAACTCTTTATTGAGTTCATTGCTTTTGTAAGCGTCCTGGATTGCCTGGGGCATCTTGGCTAACCTCTTCTCGTTTACAATGCCCTTCTCAAAACAAAACTCGCTTACAATCCGGTTAACTCTCCAATGATAAGGTACAAAGATAATCTCAATAAGACCGTTCTTACCCTCGTCGATAATAAGTCCATCGACTCCATAGCCACGAAAGATAAATATGTTATCTTCAATACCTTCTTTAAAAGCACGGTTAGGGAATGCTCCAATACCGCTTGTCCCGAAGGCTGATTGATCATAACAATATGCTTTACCGGCAGAAGACAGCCCGGAAGAGCTGTTATTCATCCGGTTAAGCAACCTGCGCGTACGCCATTCAAAATATTTAGTTAAATCCTCTCCCGATAACTCAGCTGCTTCTTTTACTTCTTCGCTCGGTACAAGGGAAAAGGCATTGTTACCATCGCCCCAAATAATTCCCCACATATAATCACCGGCTTGGTTAACTGAGATTGCGGCGGTAGGGTCGTCGATACATTCATCAGCCTGCTTACTTGCGTTAACGTGGGTATTTGAATATTGAGGATCCACATTGATAGCGACAATCTTGGCTATATCTTGCCAAAGAGGAAGATGCTCACTCCAATTAGTCTTTGCCGCTGTAAACAGGTCTTTATAATTCTGAAAGTTTCTTCTCATATTTAATTACCGAATAATGTTTCTCTCTTCTTAACCTCTTCGCCTGATAATTCCTGGCCCGCGCTTCCACCGGCTGTCTTATATAGAGCTGATCTGATTGCTTTGGCCTTCTTCTCGTCTTCTTCCACGGCGGTTTCCGAAGAAGAGGTATCCACGCCACCACCGCCAAATTGCAATACACAAGGTCTAAGTAATCTTAATATAAAGAAATTCATCATCTTGACACCTCCCGATATAGCTGTTTAGGTGTTAACACCCACCATTTTTTAATACCTAAGAAATCCTTGCATACTTCAACGCAAGACTTAAAATTTAAGTTAGGCGAGAATGAAATATCGCCTTTAGTAGTAAAATCTACAACTTTCCAACCCTTATTTACGTAATGCTTAGCCAGGTCTGTGATAGATTGGTGAAGCATGTGTACCTCTGACCTGCCTTCTGACGGGTCAATTACCAAAGAACGAAAACTATCTATGTAAGTGGCCAGGAGACAATGAGCAAATCTCTTATTGATAAACATTGTCCACCACACCCGCTTATCTGCCGGTTTAAAGATAACTATAAAAGTCCGTTGATACATCAACGCTTCCTCCGCTCATTCTTCCGCTGTACTTTCTCGCCGCTTCCGCTTGGGCCAGCCTCTACTTTTCCTAAAAGATACTTTATTGCGTATGCGGCCATCATTAAACTGTCTGCTTCATCCGGGCTACCTCTGCCATCATCCCTCATTTCTTTCTTTGATTGGATGTACACAAGCCCGTTTCTGAAATATTTACGCTTAATGCCTTCAAGCTGCTTAATAACCTTGTCGTGCTTGCCTAAAATGAACCAGCCTTTATCTATAAAGTCTTTAAGGGCTAAATAACCATCGGCGCGCTGATTGCCTGAGTTCTTTTCTTTTGCGTCACAAGATCCGTCAAATCCGTAAAGTCCAGGGATTGACTTCTGCATAGTGCAAAACATCGGGTAACCTAAGCCACCTTTATCAACTATTGAAAGCGTCGGCTCCCACAATGCTTTAAAAGCCACTGTTTTGCCTACTGAGACATCGGTATCTTTTTCACGCCAGGGTCTTTGAGTCTCAAGCTCCCAATGAACATTGCTTCTACGCCTTAATAATGAAGCTACGCAATAATCTCCACCGGCGCCGGCTAAGTCAACCGACATTACTGACTGATCAACAAACAAATCTCCAAAAGGTTTAATTATTCTTGCGTCATCAAGCTTGGCGCTGCTAATTAAGAAATCCTCTGTTTGATCAAGAGGTTCCCCTAACCAGATATGCCGGTATTCTGCCTCATCCTTGTTTTTGCACTCTTGGGCTTCTGTAAGTAACGACTGAGGGCATTTAGGATTTTCATAGTAGTTAATCTTGATGTGCAGGCAATCGGGCCTTCCGTAACAAAAGTCATATACCGGATCGTGCCGCTCAAACCTATTCATCGTAAAGAATATCTTGGCTTTCTCTTTACGGATTGTCGGGATTAAAGCATTAAGCGTTGTCTTGGTGATTGCCTGGGCTTCATCTATCCAAACGATATGCACACCTTCCATACCCTGGATATTAACAGCTCCTTGTTCCCGAAAACCCCTAAAGGTGAAAGCTGAGCCGGTTCGCTTATGGGTAATCTTGCTTGCAAGGATGTCAAAGAACAAATTATAAGATTTAATTAAATCAGAAATCAGCGTATAAACTGACTCCTGAATTGTATTTTGTATCTCGCGGCCGCATACAATACGCAGAGCGCCTAACATTTCCGCTATCCAAAGCAATAATCTTGCTACTGTCTGCGATTTTGCTCCGCCTCTGCCGCCATCAATTAAGAAATAACGATACTTATTTATCTCAGTAATTAACGGATAAAGCTTCTTTGGAATATCCGCTAATATTTCCGGTACTTCCAAATCAATATTAATTGTATCCATTAAGCCCCTTAGCTTATTTCAATGGTCAATTCTTTTCCGGATAATTTAACCGCGCCCATTTTAGTAAATCTAAAATCCCCTTCCATCTCATTCTTTGTAACCTTTGGAAGACCAAATCTATCAAAAGCCGTTTCAATGAATTTAATTAAATCCGCGGCTTTAACTGTAGCGACAAATCTTTTGCTATGTAATTTATCATGTAAAAGGATAACTGCTCTTTGGAGAGAAGCATCTTTTAAGGCTTTGATTTCAGCTGGGAGTTTGGGACGGCCGCCGGGATTGCCACTATGACCTGGCTTCCAAGCAGTATGAGGAGCTTTCTTTTTATCTGTTTTCTGTCTGTTATCAGACTGTTTTCTCACGTTAAAACCTCATAATAAAAAAAGCCCGCCTGTGTGTGCACACAAACGGGCTTTAAATTTACACTCGAGCTGATCAGGCTCTTTCTT